ACTTCCGCCTAATAACGAGTAACTTGATGGGCAGGAATAGGGCGTATACCCCGACAAACGGCACGCTCCACCGCTTTCCTGCCCTATCGGAGCGCAAGCTGGAGGCTTGAAATAATATGAGAATTAATTGGTTCAGTAATTCACCGGCAGCCGCGACTGGATATGGCAATCAAACTAAACTATTCGTTCCACGTTTGGCAAAGCTACTTGACGGTGGTATTAGCGTGACTGCATTCTACGGGGTGCAGGCAGGCGTTCTGAATATTAACGGAATTAAAGTCTACCCGGTGTTCAAGCATCCTTATGGGCAGGATGTTATCGGGGCACATGCGGAGTGGGATCGGGCGGACGCGGTTATAACGCTATTGGACATTTGGGTGGTGCAGTCTGAAAACATTCCGATGCCCTGGTTCCCCTGGTTTCCGATAGATCATGAGCCTATTCCGGCTAACGTGCTGGCATCGGCAAGGAAGGCAACCAAAGGTATTGTCATGAGCAAGTTTGGCAAGCGCATGGCAGAGCAGGCAGGTCTTGACGTTTGGTACGTTCCGCATGGCGTTGACACGAAGATATTCAAGCCGTTAGACCGTGAAGAATCACGCAAACACCTCGAATGGCCGCAGGATAAATTCATCGTTGGAATGGTCGCAGCCAACAAAGGGAATCCGTCACGAAAAGCGTTCTATGAGCAGATTGCAGCCTTTGCCGCTTTACACCATGAACATCCCGACACGATGATGTATCTACACACAGACGCCGGCTTGAATGGCGGAGACGTTGTAAATCTGCATAAATTTATCAACCGAATGGGATTGAAAATCGGCGAGGACGTTCTGATTGCGGACGCTTACATGTATGGGCTTGGCTATCCTGATCAGTTTATGGTTGACGCCTATAACGCAATGGACGTTTTGACTAATGTCAGCTTAGGCGAAGGCTTTGGCATTCCGATCCTTGAAGCACAGGCATGCGGAACACCGGTGATTGTTGGCGACTGGACTTCGATGAGCGAGTTATGTTTTGCCGGTTGGAAGATTGATAAGGCAGAGGCGTTACCGGTCTATCACGACTTCTTTGACGCGTTCCAATGGCAGGCAACCACAGCAGCAATCTACGACCGGATGGAGCAGGCTTACGCGGCAAAGGGTGACTACGAATTGCGCAATCAGGCACGGCGGGGCGCGCTGCCTTATGATGCCGATGACGTCACGAGGCAATACTGGAAGCCGGTGCTGAAAGAGATGCAAGAGATTGTTGAGGGGTTGAAATGATCAGCATCGTAACCCCATTTCACAATTGCCCTGAATTACTGCCTGATTATGAGAAGGCGGTACAAGGCTCACAGGTGATCGTGATAGACAATGCCAGCGATGACGATGCTGCTGCCGAATTGCAGATGATGGTTGAGCGATTAGGCAATGATAGTAAGTACATTCGCAATGGCGTGAATCAGGGATATAGCAAGGCAAACAATCAGGGGCTTGCGGCTTCAGACGGCGAAATTGTGGTGTTTCTCAACTCGGACATCAAGGCGACAGATAACTGGCTTGACAGGGTACAGAACGCGAAAAAAGGCGCATTTTATGCGGCTACAACCGGTGTGAGAGTAGTTGACGGTGAACCAATCCGCTATCTTGAAGGCTGGTGCTTATTTGGGCACAAAAGCGACTTTGAGATGATAGGCGGTTGGCGCGAGGACTGGGAAGGTATGTACTGGGAAGACAATGAGCTCTGTTGGCGTGCTGAAAGAGCAGGGCTGGAATTGAAACAGGTGTTTCTGCCATTAGTACATTTATCCAATTATACAACAAGTCGGACTCCAGGAGCATATGATAAACGGCCATTAAATCAAGCACAATTTGAGCGAATTGTGCGGGAAGACCGTAATGCACGCTGAAGCTTGGAATTATCTCACGAGTGAATCCAAGAAACTTCCAGCCGGTCTGAAAGTAGTCGAGTTTGGCTCTCATAATGTCAATGGAAGTCCGCGTCCTTTATTCGCTGATTGTGCTGAATATGTCGGTGTTGATATGTGGGCTGGAAACGGTGTTGACTGGGTTGGTAGAGCACAGGATTTCGATGGCAAGAACAGATTTGATGTAGTTATCACAGCCGAAGCAATGGAACATGATCCTGAAGCGCAAGGACAAATTATAAGCGCGTGGCGGGCATTGAAACCAGGTGGGGTGCTGATTATCACAGCCGCCGCCGAACCGAGACTGCCTCATAAATGCAATGGCTCATTAGGTGATATGGGCGGCGAATATTATGCAAACATTGATCCTGACACTTTACGGGAATGGCTTGCGGATTGGTCGGATGTAGAAGTACTGCACGATAAATCTCACGGTGACGTTTACGCGCGGGCTGTGAAAGGAAAATAATTATGGCACGAACAGGAATGCAGACATTGATTGACACGGTTCGCGGCTATGCCAACGCCGCGCCGGACGAGTGGGCTATATCAACCGATACCAGTCTGATCGAGTATTGGAGCGATGAAGAAATCCAGCGTGTACTGGATAGGCATAAGCGGGAATATATCCACGAACTGATGGATGCGCAGCCTACCTACGAAAGTGGCACGACTGTCTTCAAACAATACTTGCTTGGTGCAACCAACGTGGAGAGCGGGACGGCAGTCTTCAAGATTGAAGATTCCGCAGGCACGGTAAGCGGCTACACAGTTGATTATGAGCGCGGAATAGTCACGTTCTCAACCGACCAAAACGGGAAGGCGTTCTATTGGAGCGGCTTCGCTTATGATCTCGATGCGGCTGCTGCTGATATATGGCGCATGAAGGCATCGCATGTGGCAGGGCTGGTGGACTTCAGCACCGACGGGCATTCTGTCAAGCGCAGCCAACAGGCGCAGCAATACCTGACAATGGCGAATTACTTTCAGCAACGGAGCGCAAGTGAGGGCGTTCAAACCGTCCGGATTGTGAGGGACGACCTATGAGCATTGGCTTGACCGCGAGGGAACTGGCACAAATGCAGGCGGACATCAACGACCTGCTGGAAAGTACGAATACCACCTGCGACATTTTGAGCGTGGCTTATACAGCGGACGGCGAAGGTGGAATGGCTGAAACGTGGGGCACGGCGACTGCAAATGTGGCTTGCAGAATTGACTATCGTTCCGGTTCTGAAAAGATGACCGGCGGTGCGATTCAACCTTACAGCAAGGCAGTGCTAAGCATTCCATACAACACGCCTATTTCACTTACCAACCGCGTCAAGTCCGGCGATTACATATGGGCGGTCAAGAGCATCAATGACGGGCAGAGTTGGAAGGCAGTCAAGCGGGTCGAAATGGAGCGTGTCGAATGAGTTTAAGCATAAGTGTAGACACCACAAAGCTGAATGAGATTATCGCGAAACTGCCGGGCAATCGCGATAAGATTGTCAGGGCGGCTGCGGCACATATATTGTTCGTATCTAAACAAACAACGGTTTATAAAAATGTTTCGGGTCATTTGCGCGAGCGTAATAATGTAAATCTGAAATATGCCGGCTATGCCATCGTTGAATATTATCAGGAATATGCGCCTTATGTGGAGTTTGGAACTTGGAAAATGCCGGCGCGCCCGTTCCTGAAGCCGGCGGTTGAAGCAGAAGAGAAGCTGCTTACACAGCGCATTAAGGATGGATTGATACAGAAATGACCTCATACATAAACGCACTGAACGCAGCAATCTATTCGAAGCTATCGGGTGGCACGGCGCTAATTAGTGCGCTTGGTGGCACGGCGATCTATCACGGCATTGCGCCGGAGGGGCGCGCATTGCCTTACGTCATTTGGTCTTATGCAGCCGGCGGGCATGAGAACATGACCCCAAACGAGAGCATCAACACGGTGCTTTACGTTCGGGCGTATGCGGTAGACGCAAAAACAGCCGCGCAGCTTGACGGCTACGTTGCCGAATTATTGGAAACAACTTTGAGCATGACCGGCTGGAATAATTATTGGCTGGCACGCGAAGAGTCAATCGTACTGCCCGAAATCGACGATGCGGGCAAATCAACATGGTCTTGCGGGGCTTATTACCGCGTGAGACTGGATTAATCATCTGGAGGATAACTAACAATGGCTGAAAATAACATTACTGGAAAAGATGCTTACATCAATTGGGCATCAAGCGCTGGAACTATCAATCTGTCTGGCGATTATCGCAGCGTCTCAATCAAGGAAAACACGGATACAGCCGAAACGACCGCTGGATCTGACACTCACAAAACCTACATTCCCACCATCAAGAGCGCGACTATTGACTATTCTGGTCTATTCCCCACTGGCGGAACTGCCTTATATGCGGCTTTGGCAGCCGGAGTACAAGGCACTTTGACCGTAGCGCCAGAAGGCACGGCAAGCGGCAAGGTAAGCAAAGCTTACCCGGCTATTTCGATGGGGGCAACATTCGACACGCCTTATGCGGATGTGGTGACTGTCAATTGCACCTTCCAGAGTAACGGGGCTTGGAGCTAACGATGGTCGAACTTTCTAACGGAGCAAAGATTGAGTACG